TTTTTATGAAGATGGTTATTGTTTCTATTCTTGATACTGCAGCTGGTGCTTATGGTCGTCCAGCTTTTGTTGCTTCTGAAGGTGTTGCAATTCGTCAATTTCAAGACGAAGTTAATCGTAAGTCTGATGACAATCAGCTTTACAAACATCCTGATGATTTTCAGTTGTTTTATATTGGCACTTTTGATGACAATTCTGGTGGTATGGATCTTTTAGCTAGTCCTAAGTTAATTAGTCGTGCTAAGGACGTTATGATCAGAGATGGTGTTGATCAGTTAGGTGATTATTAAGGTTTTATTAAGCCGCTCTATTTGGTAACAAATAGGGCGGAATTTTTTCGGGAGAGTATATATGCACCGCAATAAGTCTGTTAGTTCGCATTCATTTGCAATGATTCCTAAAGCGGATATTCCCCGCTCTAGTTTTGACACTCAATATGTTCATAAGACCACATTTGATGCTGGTTATTTAGTACCTATTTATTGTGATGAAGTGTTGCCAGGAGATATGCATAATGTTAAAGCAACATTGTTTGCTCGTTTGGCTACTCCGTTATTTCCTGTTATGGATAACCTTCATCTTGATACTTTTTTCTTTTTCGTTCCTAATCGTTTAGTTTGGACGAATTGGGTTAAGTTTATGGGTGAACAAACTAACCCTGGTGACTCTATTTCTTATGTAGTTCCACAGATTACATCGCCAGCTGGCGGGTATGCTGTGGGTTCTATTTTTGACCATTTTGGATTGCCCACTGCTGGTCAAATTACTGGTTCTAATACTGTTACTCACAATGCTTTGCCATTGCGTGGATTTAATCTTATTTATAATGAATGGTTTCGGGACGAAAACCTTCAAGATTCATTAGTTGTTAATCTTGGTGATAGTGGTGATGATGTTACTGATTATTCTTTAGTTCGTCGTGGTAAGCGTAAGGATTATTTCACTGGTGCTCTCCCTTGGCCTCAAAAAGGTGATGCTGTTACTTTGCCTTTAGGCACAAGTGCTCCTATTTATGGTGATGGTACTGACATTAAATATACTAATTTGTCAGATACATCTACTCAAAGTATTTTTTATACATCTACTAATGCACAAAATAGTTTACGTGTAGTTATGGAACCTAATCCAAGTGCTCAGAATAAAGCACGTTGGGCTAATCCTGGTTTGTATGCTGATTTAACTGAAGCTACTTCTGCAACTATTAATCAGTTGCGTCAATCTTTTCAAATTCAAAGATTGTTAGAGCGTGATGCTCGTGGTGGTACACGTTATACAGAAATGTTACGTGCTCATTTTGGTGTTACTCCTCAAGATTATCGTTTACAACGTCCTGAATATATTGGCGGAGGTTCTACTTATGTTAATGTTAATCCGATTGCTCAAACGTCTGCAACTTCGATTTCTGGTGGTGCTACTCCGCTTGGTAACTTGGCTGCAATGGGTACTGCGTTGGCTAGTGGACATGGTTTTACGTACCATGCTCAAGAACATGGGTACGTAATTGGATTGTGTAACGTTCGTGCTGATTTAACATATCAGCAAGGTCTTGCTAAGATGTGGTCTCGTGAGACCCGTTATGATTTTTATTTCCCTGTATTTGCTCATTTAGGTGAGCAAGCTGTTTTAAATAAAGAGATTTATGTTACAGGTACTTCTACTGATGATGATGTTTTTGGTTATCAAGAACGTTGGGCTGAATATCGTTATAAACCAAGTCAGATTACTGGTTTGTTTAAGTCAACTTCTAGTGGAACTATTGATGCTTGGCATTATGCCCAGAAGTTTACGTCTTTACCTACTTTGAATTCTACTTTTATTCAGGAGACACCTCCTGTTGAACGTACTACTGCTGTAGGTTCGGCTGCTAATGGTCAGCAATTTTTGATGGATTGTTTTTTTGATTGCAAAATGGCTAGACCAATGCCAATGTATAGTGTTCCTGGTTTAATTGATCATTTTTAATTAATATCCCCCCGTGAATAGCGGGGGGCAACAACCGAAGGGCGTTAGTATGGGAATGTTTGATTCCATTGGAAGTTTTTTTGGAGACGCCATTAATACTGGTGTTTCTATTTGGAATGCAGAGCAGAATCGTGCCTTGCAATCTGATACTGCATCTGCTAATCGTTATCAAGCTGCTGAAAATCAGGCTTTTCAAGAAAGAATGTCTAATACCGCTTATCAGCGGATGGTTACTGATTTGAATGCTGCTGGTTTAAGTCCTATGTTGGCTTATTCTAAAGGTGGTGCTTCTACTCCTGCGGGTAGTGTTGGTATATCTGGAGCTTCTGGTTCATCTATTGAAGCTCCTAAGTTTGGTGAAACTGGTTTGCGACAAGCACAAGCTGAAGCTGCTAGGGAGCAGGCTCAGGTTGCTAAGTCTCAGATAGCTGTTAATGGTGCATCAGCTGTTAAGTTGGCAGCTGAGGCTGAGAATGTTCGTCAAGATACTGAGAATAAGAAACTTATCCCTGGATTAAACGAAGCTGAGATTAGAGAGTTACTCGCTCGTGCTGGTCAACATGGTGCTAGTTCTTCTCAGTTGATGGAAGTTATTAAGAATTTAACGCAAGAGCGTAAATTAAATGAACCTCGTGAGAAGTTTATTGAAGAAAATCCGACGGTTTCTAAGTATATGCATCCTATACAAGAATCGTTAAAAACGATTTTTGAGGGTTTAGGTTTATTGCGTGGCACTTCTGCCATGCCCAATGTATGGAAAAAGGCTAGATAATGACTAAAAAGGTATTTGTTCGTAATCCTTATAATTACGATATGGAAGAAGTTTCTAATGAAACTGGTCTTAAATGTGAAGATTTAAGTAAAGCTCAACAACACATGAAGGATGAATGTGACATAAACGTTATAGTTGAGCGATTTGGCGTAACAGGCAAGGTGCCTGTAACGCAATTTGAGCCGTCTTACGGCGACTTTTCAGGTGTTGGTGACTACCACACCGCATTAAATAAAATTAACGCGACTAAGGAGCAATTTATGACCTTGCCAGCCAAGGTACGGGCTAAGTTTGATCATGACCCGTATCAACTTGTTAATTTTCTTATGGATGAAGCTAACCGCAATGAAGCGGTTGAGCTTGGTTTGATTAATGGTGAATACACTGCTAAAGTAGTATCACCAGAGGCGGCTGAACAGCCGAAGGATCCGGCGTAAGCCGGAAGCACAGTTACTTTACTTGATGTAACTGTGCTAGGTGACACCAATACTAAACTTTTACTACGGAGTGCTACGATGAAGATGCTACATAGAAAACCAATGAATAAGCATAAGGCTGCAAAGAAATTTCGTCATGGCGTTAGCCATACGAAGGCTTTGAATATGCGTACTACTCCACAACGTGGTGGTTTTAGGCTGTAAGTTATGGCGTGTTATAAGCCGTTAACGGCTTATCAATGCGCTGACAAATCTATAATTTGGCGTGAAATACCGGGTGCTGATGTAGTCCGCACCCTATCGTTGCCTTGTGGACAGTGTGTTGGTTGTCGCCTTGAACGCTCACGTCAGTGGGCGGTCAGATGTATGCATGAGGCACAAATGCATACTGATAATTGTTTTATAACGCTGACTTATGCACAGATTAAGGAAGCTAAAGATTTATCTTTAAATTATGAGCATTTTCAGTTGTTTATGAAAAGGCTTAGGAAGCGTTTTAGTCATAAAACGATTCGTTTTTATATGGCTGGAGAATATGGTGAACTTCGTGATAGGCCTCATTTTCATGCTTGTATCTTTGGGCTTGATTTTGAAGACAAGAAGTTTTTTCAAAGAACGTCGTCTGGGTCTAACATATATACGTCAAAGATACTTGAAGAACTTTGGCCGTATGGCTATAGTTCTGTTGGTGATGTCAATTTTGAATCTGCTGCTTATGTTGCGAGATATATTATGAAGAAGGTTAATGGTAAACCCCGATTAACCGAAGATGGTCAATTTATTGATCCTATGCAACATTATGAATATTGTGATATTGAGACTGGTGAGTTAATTCAGCGTCAGCCTGAGTTTAATAAGATGTCTCTTAAGCCCGGTATCGGGCAGGCTTGGTTGGATAAGTACATTTCAGACGTATATCCGTCTGATACTGTGGTGGTACGTGGTAAAAAGACACGTCCACCTAGATTTTATGATGGTAAGTTTAAAAAATTGTTTCCAGAGGAGTTTGATGCGATACAATTTAAGAGAGAGATTGAAGGTCGCTCTCGATTTGAAGATAACACTTTACAGCGTTTGGCAGTAAAGGAAAAGGTCGCTTTGGCTAAGTTATCGCTTTTAAAACGTAAGATTTAAAGGAGTTTTTATGAAGATGGTTATTGTTTCTATTCTTGATACTGCAGCTGGTGCTTATGGTCGTCCAGCTTTTGTTGCTTCTGAAGGTGTTGCAATTCGTCAATTTCAAGACGAAGTTAATCGTAA